CAGGCTGCATCTATTACAATTGCAAAAATAGATGAGATTTGCAAACTTATTCCACCTCTTGCTAATGAAATAAAATGGGGGCGCGGCGAGAGTACTAAATCTAAAGATGATGTACATTATAAATTTAAAAATGGTAGCTAGATTGATATTTTAGCAGCTAGATAGAGCAGCCGTGGTCAGCGTAGAAATGGTGGAGTAATGGAAGAGTGTGTTCTTATTGATGGAGATATTTTGAATTCCGTTATTATTCCTACTACTAACGTTGATAGATTACTCCCTGATGGAACAAGAGATCCTAAAGAAGTTGTTAATAAATCTCAGATCTTCATTACAACTGCTGGATATAAAAACTCCTTTGCATATTCTAAATTGATGGAAATGTTGGTACAGTCTATTATTGATCCAGATGAATATATGATTATGGGTGGAACTTATCGGACTCCCATTTTATAGGGTTTGTTAAGTGAAGACTTCGTTGATAATCTAAAAATGAATGGAACTTATAATGATGAGACGTTTGCTCGTGAATATGAAAGTATCTGGGGTGGCGATGCAGAAAATGCTTTCTATTCAGCAGAAAAATTTGATAAAGAAAGAGTGCTGAATCAACCAGAGTATGAGTTTAGTGGTCGAAGTACGAAAAGCGCTTATTATGTTTTAGGAATTGATATTGGCCGTTTCAGATGCACAACAGAAGTCTGTGTAATAAAAGTAACTCCGCAGATTCAAGGAGCGGCTATAAAAAGTTTAGTAAACATATATACTTATTAGGCTGAAGATTTTGAAGAGCAAGCCATAAAAATAAAACGATTGTATTACAAATACAAGGCACGCATCCTTGCTATAGATGCAAATGGTGTTGGTGGAGGTTTTATTGATTTTATGACAAAAGCTCAGATAGATCCATAGACAGGTGATACGTTACCTCCTTTCGGAGTAGAAGGAGGAACATCAGAAGACGTTGCTGAACAATACAAAAAAATTAGAGGGGCAGGAGTAGAGGAAAACGCCATGTATTTAATTAAAGCAAATGCTCCAATTAATACAGAAGCTTATACTTATGCTCAGACTCAAATGGGAAGTAATAAAACTAAGTTTTTAATTGATGAACAACAGGCAAAAGTAAAACTTATGAGTACCAAACGCGGACAAGCAATGACAATTGATGAAAGAAATGATTATGTTAGACCTTTTGTAATGACTACTGTTCTTAGAGAGCAGATGGCGAATCTTGTTTCTTAGAATGAAGGAGTAAATATAATTCTTAAACAAAACAGCAAAAGTATTCCTAAAGATAAATTTTCTGCTTTTATATATGGATTATATTATATAAAAAAAGAAGAAGATAGAAACAGAAAAAGAAGAAAAAGAGATATTTCAAATTTTCTATTCTTTTCATAAAAAAGAAAAAAGGAGCAGAATTATCTGCTCCTTTTTATTATTTCCAATTAAATTGGTCTAGATTATTCTATTTTATATAAGATAGTCCTATTAAAATAGCATCTGCTACATCATCACTTTTAGTATTTACTTGTGGAAAAAATTTGTTTGCTTCTTCTATGTCTTTTGCTTTAAGTTCAATTCTTTTGATGCCTCGCCCCGTATGAATTCCTACTATTTTTCTCCAGTGACTTGATGTACATAATTCCATTTCAAGATCGTAGTGATGAAGCATCATACATATGGCGCCATGAACGAATGTAAGTTTTCGATAAACACTAATATTATTTTTAACAAAAGCTGGTTCTGGCTCTTCTGCAATTACTTTGGTTGGTTGATATTTTTTCACAACCTACTAAATTTTTTTAGTTATAACTTCAATTCGATCATAAACATTAGCTTTAGTACTTGCTGCAAGACCATAGGCTATTAATTTATTATCATTGAAGATACTATAACCACTGCTCTTGGTACTTAAATCTAAAGCTAAAATAATCATAGTAAACTCCTATTTATTCTATATTTTTATCTAGCCTTAGAATACCAAAAATTTTTTATTTTGTCAAGTTATATTAGAATCTACCCGAATCTCCAAATCCGCTTGTTCCTCTATCAGTACTGTCTAATTCATTTACTTCAGCAAAAATCATGCCAATATAAGGGATTAAAATCATCTGAGCAATTCTTTCGTGCGGTTCAATAGTCATAAATTCATCAGTATCATTATGAAGAGCTACAATATACTCTCCGCGGTAATCTGAATCACAAACTCCTGTGCAATTAGCTGGGCGGAGTCCTCTTTTTGTAGCTAGTCCAGATCTAGCAAAGATTCCTGCAAATGTTCCTTTTGGCAATTCAAAGGATAAACCAGTTCCGACTTTCACTGTTGAATGGGGGGCAATAGCAATTGGTTCTTTATTGTCTGCATAGAGATCATATCCAGCAGCTTCTGCGCTTCCTCTTGTTGGCAGTTTTGCGGTACTAGTAAGTTTTTTTACATTGATAGTAGTAATTTCATGCATTACTCATTATCCTCCGTATTTTTACCATAAGAAACGTCTTTAATATCTCCGACTGGTTCTTTTTCTGTATCAAAAATTTTTGTTAAAGTAACTCTCATCCAAGAATCAATGACTTCGCCCTTCATTTTCATCTCTTTTTCTTCTGAAGAATACTTAGCAAGAGTATATTGATTAGACTTTTTAGATTCTTCAATAAACTTAGCTGCTTCTGCCTCAGAATCACACCTGTATTGTTCTACTGTTTTAATTAAATATCTGCTCATTTAATTATTCTCTCTCCTTCAATCTATATTCAATATTATTTTTACCATAGGCTGTTAGTTCATATTGTTTTAATTTTTGTTCTAATTTTTTGGTATATTTTTTATTTCCTACTAAAGTAATACTTTCTATATTTTGAATAGAAAATACTGTTTTTTCAAGATCTTTTAATTCAAAAGCTGTCACAGAAGATGGAGATTTAGTATTTTTATTATAAACTGTCATTGTTTGGCGTAAGAGAGTCGGGGATAATGTTAGAATAATTTTATTCATTTATTCTTCTCCTTAACACTCAATGACGAACGAATCACAAGGGAATAACATATACATGTAATCTTTTCCATCAATACGAATCCAAAATTCCCAGTTTTTATCATCATTTTGATCTATTGAAATTAGTTGTCCTCTATCTGTACAACAGCCAATGCATTCTGAAGCGGCAATAGCACATGGATTTTCATTTTGGCTCTCATATAAATGGAAAACTGTATAGTCATGTCTTTCATTAGAAAGCAACATTGCATATCCATCTAGTGCCATATTAAACCAGTCTTCCAGTTTTAACTGTTTGGCGGCAATTTCAAGATGAGTCATCGGTTTCTGATTTTTCATATATTGTTTATTGAGATCATAAAGTGTCATTCCTGGTCTTATTGTTTCTATTTTGTTTTTATTCATAATGTAAGGTATCTCCAATTCTTTTATTTGCTTACATTATATCAAAAATTTTTCCCTTTTTCAAGTATACGTTGGTTTAAACTTCCACGCAAAGGTAGAGTTATATCTCGTTGAGATTCTATATACTGGCCGTCAATCAAGTAGTTAATATTAGAAAGAATTGAGGAGATATACTGATTGTTTAAGTCTAATGATTCATAAGTATATCCTGTCCATAGAAAAATTTTAATCTGTGGAAATTTATGTCTAACATTTTCTATTATAGTAGCAGTATTTTCTAGATTATAGGGAGCGAGTGGCTCGCCCCCCAATATCGAAAAATTCCTTTCTATTCCATTAGCAGAAATTGCATCTCTAATTTCTCTTACTAATTTATTTATATCTACTTCAATTCCACCTTGAGGATTCCAGGTTTGTGGATTGTGGCATCCAGGGCAATGGAGTGGACATCCCTGCATATATAGAGATACGCAGACTCCTTGCCCATCTGCAAAGTCATTTTTAATTAATCCTGCATATCTCAAATTAATGCCTCCAATCAGTAAGCTTGTTAGAATGTTTATATCGCATTTGAACTTCCTGCTGTTTGCCATTATTAAATGCAGTAGTGTAGTTACCAGTTAAGTAGCCTGTTACTCTACGAAGTCTCTGGACATTTGAACTACCACATATTGGACAAGTATCATTAATTTCATCTGTATATCCGCAATTTAAGCAAGTATCATTGGGGACATTGATTGCAAAATAAGGAATATCTTTATCCATAGCGTAATTGACAATAGTTTCAAGAGCATCTAGATTATTTTTTACTCCGCTGTCAAGTTCAACGTAAGTAATGCATCCTGCATTAGAATATCCAGTTAATTGAGATTCAATATCAATTTTTTCAAAAGGAGAAATTTCTTTCCATACCGGCACATGGATACTATTTGTGAAGAAATCTTTATCACTTATATTTTTAATTTTTCCATATTTAGCTTGAAATTTTTTCATTGCAGTATAGCAGAGATTTTCTGCTGGCGTATAATATACACCATAATTGAGATAAAAATCTCCATATTTATCAGAATGGTGCTTTTCATGTTTAAATTCAGAACATCTTTGATTAAATAATGATTCAATTCGTTTAGCTAATTCCATTCCTTCTTTTGTTGTATGGTCTGTTCCAATAAGAATTTGAAGAGTTTCAGCTAGACCAATTTGGCCAAGAGCAAGAGTTCCATGTTTCATTGCACTGAAAATAGTTTTCCCATCAAAACCATTCATCGTACCATTTTCGTACATAAACTTGCCTGATGCAGGAGATTGTTCACAAATATACCAAAATCTTTCTTCAAGCATTTTTTTAGCATCATAGATATTTTCATCTAAGAGTTTAATAAATGCTTCAACATTTTTATGACCTACTTCACCAGGAGTCTTCATAGCAAGAGTTGGCATGATAACGGTTACTGGACAAATGTTTCCACGACCGTCTTTAGTCTGAGGATTGACTCTTGGATCGGCGTTCATATCTGCGCCATTGTAAGTTCTACACGTTACACCTTATATTACTATAAGAACTGACTATATCTTCTACTTTAATAAAGTAGTCTTCCGCTTCGAATAAGTGCTTATCTCTTATTCTACTCCCTTACATTCATCAGGGATAGTCGATACAGGTTCTTAATCTTTATCATATTTCCAAATATATAAACTATACATTTTATCATTCTCTTCTTAGACGATAAAGATTAAGCTTCCCACGGTCTCATCCCGAAGGACCTAACCGTTAGCCATTTATTTAATGACACCCGCGAGCGCGGTTCAAAAGATTTTACATGAGCTGTAGTTTACACTTACCCATTGTGCTAACATAAGTCTTTGGATCTTTTTTATCATATCCTACATTAACAGACCAGTCAACATTAACATAATTGGGATAAAGTCTCTGAGCTGTTGATCTTAAAGCAAGTTTATATAAATCATAATTAGGATCTCCAGGCTTACGATTCACGCCTTTCATACACTGAAAGATACCACAGGGGAAGATATAAGTCTTATGAAGGCGGCCGCCACCCTTAATAGATTCTTCAAGGATAGCTTTAGTTACCATACGACCTTCTGGTAATGTACAAGTACCATAATTAATTGAAGTAAAAGGAAGCTGATTGCCAGAACGAGACTGGAGAGTATTCAAATTATGATACATCCCCTCGACCGCCTGAGAGACTTCCTTTTGTATCATATCCATTGCATATTGCCATGTGTCTGGATGCAAATTTTTAAATTCTTCATCATCAAAGTGAATAGTTCCATCTTTAGCGTTATTTACCCATTCAATAAATCTTTCACATTTATAATCTGATTTATTCTCTATATATTTCAAGCCTTCCTTTAGATGTTTTGTGAAGCTTTTTCTTACATATGGCACCATAGTCCAATCAATATGACTTGCACTTACGCCGCCAAATTGTTGAAGAGACTGAAGCTGGAAAATTACTGCAACAAGTTGAAAAGCAGAACTAATACTACCTGCTGGTCTAATATCCATTTGTCTTGTATTGAAGCCTTCTTTTAAAAGCTTATCAAAAGGAATAGTTAAACAGTTGTGCATACCAACTGCATAACTATCAAGATCATGAATATAGATCTCATTGTTTTCATGCTTTCGTTTAGAAAGATTGGATACAATATAATCAAGTGCAATCTTTCGCATTAAAACTGAATCTGCTTCACCTTTCCTTCCACCAAAACTATGTTCATCAACATTCGCATTTTGGTTCTGTACATTAGATGCTTTAACTTTTTCTGCTATAAGTTGCATCCAATTTGCTTTTTGCTCACGGATTCTATTGCGTTCTTCTCGATAAGTAATATAAGCCCTAGCTACATCTTTTCTTTTTGTAGACATTAGGCCATTTTCAACGAGGTCTTGAATTTCTTCTACAGTTAATTGATGGTCTGTATTTTCTGCATATTCTTGAATATAATCTGCAATATTACCTGCTTTTTCATAAGCATAATCAGATATATCATCATCAACTTGCTTAAATGCTCTTAATACAGCATCAACAATCTTATTTTGGTCGAATTGTGTTACTCGACCGTCTCGTTTAATAATTGTTATCATTTTACAATCTCCTAATTAGTTAAATATTTTAAGGAGTCTCTAAAAGAGCCTCATATACAATAGAAAAATATCATATGTTGTTTTTCCTATTTTGCCCTTTTACATATTTAGTATATATTTTTTAAGAGGGGCACAATTATCGAAAAGCTTGCCTTCTCCATTTAATAAGAAGTAAGGATGGATTTTTGTTTTTTTTGAATATAATTCCTCAAAGTCTATTGCATCTGCTGTATATCTTCTTATGATTTCATCACAGTCAGGATTTAATTCTCTATTTAATTGCCTTAATAATCTAATTTTTGGGGGCGCCCATACCCATACAGGAATTACATATAAATCTTTATCATCAAATATTTGATATAATTCAGTTAAATTAAATACTCCAATATTAATTTTATCTTCTTTTAGATCTTTCTTATCAATTCCATAGAACCAACCATTGAATTCACTTTGTGCTATGAAATTATGTGTCATAAAATCTTCTTCTGTTGTGAATTTATAATCATATCCGGGATGTTCGTTTAAGCGGGGCGGCCTAGTTGTATAAGATACAATTCTATTCATTTTTTCTTCCTGCCCATAAGATATTTCTTTGAGGCAGGCATCTTTTCCAGATCCTGCCTCTCCGAATAAGGCTATTATCTTATATTGATTCATTATCTTCTCCATACCTATTATGCTTTAAATCAATATTCCCATTTTCATATACTTTATTAATTAAATAAACTTGATGGCCGCCTTGTGAATGATATATTTTACTTCTAAAAGTATCTTCTGTTCTATATCCAGTTATTAAAAGTTTTGTTCCTCTTGTTAACCAACCTTTTTCTCGGATATGTTTATGACCATCTTCGCCCATCTCACTAATTTGTCTATTTAATCTTGCATAATAATCTTTACTAAATTTAACATTTACAACTCCTGTTGTTGTTAATAAAGATATACTATGTCTTGCATCATTCTTTGCAATTACTGTTCCTGCAATTCGAGAAAGTTTATAAATTGGAATATTTCTCCAAACTCTTTCTATAGCTGATTTTCTTGAGAGCGAATTAAAATCTATAATACCATATTTTCTATTATTAATATTTTTTAATTCATGATCGTGGTAGTAGAAACATACAGCGTCCATTTCCCATTTAGAAATATTTCCTTCTGCATATTTATTCCACATTTCCTGGAATAATGTCCAATTATACTCTTCCAAAATTTTCTCTTGATTTTCTTTTAACCAAGTTCTGATTTTATCCATTGAAGTTTTATAAAATTTGTCCCAAGTTGTCTTTTTTATACAAATTATTCCATTGATATTTTCAAGATCATCTGCTTTACAGATTTTTTCTAATAGAATGGATTGCTCTCCATTCAACCAATAATAATCTTTATTTTTACAATAAGATAATTTTTTGAATATCTTATTTAATACAAAGACATTTTGTTCTTGTTTAAATTTATTTGGAACTAAATTATGTTCAATCAATCCATTAAAATTTTGCAAAGTCAATTTAGACTTTTTATCATATATCTGAGATATATAATAGACCATTGCAGCTTGTCTCGTGTTTTTTATTCCATCATAATCAAAATTATCAAAAGCTCCAGATTTAATTAATGTAATAATTTGCGGTTTTTTAAGGTCATTACATTTTTTTAAGAAATCTTTTAAACTTACATATGGACGATTCTCAATAATTTCATCAATTGTTGATGCATTAATCCCACTTAGAGCTTTCATACCGAACAAAATCTGATTATTTTTTACATCTGGTTCAAATCCATAATTAGAACGATTGATATCTACTAGACTAACTTTGATTCCCTGTTGAATAATTTTGCCAAGAGCTGTCGCTAATTTTTTATAATCCGTCGTAGACTCTTTTTTCGCAATTTCTCCTGTTTCTTCATCATAATTATCCGTGGAATCTTCTTCAAGGCTCCCGCTGTTAACAATTAAACAAGCTGTATTCCAATAAATAGGATTCCACTTTACTGTTAAATATGCAGTTTGAAATCCAATCATTGAATAAAAAATTGAGTGTATGTCGGAAAATCCATAACCGGCTGAGGGTAGAATCACATATTCCCACTCATATCTTCCTATCTCTGGCGTTTTCGCTCTTTCAAAGACTGACTGTTTTAATTTTGGAAGCTGATCCATTTTTTTCTTTGAAATGATCTTTCTTGCTTTATTGGCTTCCTTTAAAGAAAAACCACAAATATCTTTATCTTGTAATGACCACATGATACATTCCTGAGATATCGCAATACCATGAGATTTCAGCATGTATTTTTCCATAATCTTCATCTCATTTTGTGTTAATCCAGTCTTTTCCATTTCGTCATACCACAAATTAATGTTATTCTTATATCTAACAAATTTATCAAGAGGAGGTTCTTTCCCCTCTTCTGCCATTAGTCGAATAACACCATTTGTATTACTTAAATCGTTTAATGTGTCTGGATGAACTTTTTTGATACCTTGACTTCCAATTTGAGAATCAAACTGAAATAAATCAAGAATATTTCCTTTATTAATTGCATCCCATACTGCTTTGTCTTCAAAATCCAGGACTTCTGGAGAAAGATATTTTTCATATACTTCTCTTAAAGTTAAATTTTTATTAATCTCTCCATGCTCTTGTAATAATCTAATTGTTTCTGCAATTTTATCTTGTACAGCTGTAATTAACCAGTCATACTTCGTCATACCTGCAGCTTCTGCATCTTCCAAATCGTATTGAGTGATGACATCGCCCTTTGGAGTCCTCATAAAGCAACTAAATTCATAAGGATCTTCATCAAATAAGATAACTCCACTTGCATGACTTCCTCTACTAACTACTAACCCCTCAACTCCGAACATAATATCTAAAAGTCCTGGAAATTGATTTACTTCATTAATAAAAGTTGTCTGAGGCGCTCTACCTTTCTCTTCATTCCCATAAACTGTGTCATGAAGACTCCATACAAAACCTCTTTCCTGTGGAATCAATGAACTTAAATACTGAGATGTATCAACATCAATTCCATCTGGATAATCTTCATTTCTATATCCACTACAAGCAATCTGAATTGCTTTTTTCGTTGAAGCTGTTCCAAAAGTTGCCACTAACGTGCAACCTAAATTTTTTCTACTTAAATCATCAATATCTTGTCTAAAATTCTTTCCTCTTTCTTCCTTAACTTTTTGAATAATAAGAGGACGTTTAGAACCACATACATCAAAATCAATATCTGGCAATCCTGCTGTATCCCAGTTCATATATCTTTCAAAAGGAAGATTTAATTTTACTGGATCATATTGTGTAATACCCAACAGCCAATGATTAAGACCGGAGCCCGCGCTACCCCGGCCAGCTCCAATTGTACTTCCGCATTCCCACATCATATCAATATAATGTTTTAATACAATTGGATATGCGAAGATATTTGTACCTAATCTATCTCCGACTGTCCTCTTAATATCTGCCTCTTTTTCTAGTTCATTCAGATATTTAGATGTGTCTTTTGCATCTATCTTTCCTTCAAATTCCTTCTTTTTTAAAGATTTTAAACACTCATCAATCCAATATCTCTCAATATCATTATTAGATTTCCGAAGGCTATATAGATTTGGATAATCTTTCAAGCTATTGTCTACATATGGAATTGTTTTCGGAACTTCGACAGTCGGAATCGTTTGATTATGTCTCAAATCATATTCTTCTATTTTATTATATATTTCTTCTGAAGCTATTACGCATTCATTATATACTTGTTCTGCAAATTCTCCAAAACTAGCTTTTAAGTGTTCAACGATTTCTTCCGAAGATTGAAGATATGTAAATTCATAGAAACTATCAACTTCTCGTTCTCCACCTCTAGAATTTAAGAAACTTTTATGGATATATCTATCCTCTCTATGAATATAATGGCTATCACAAGATGTTTCTATTTTAATATTATAAAGATGAGCGATTTGATATAATTTCTTATTTGCTATTACCTGATCTTCACTCGTCCCGGGCGGCAGCTCCACATAAAAGTCTTGTCCAAATAAATCTTTCATTTTCTGAACAAAACTTATTATATCATTATATGAAGATAATTCAGTTTGCTTATCTCCTATTTTCCTTGCTTTTTCCATCGCAAGAACATCTACACTTAATTGTCCTCCAAGGCATGCACTAGTTGCAATTAAATGTCCAGGGTTCTTTTTAACAACTTCCTCTAACTCAGACATTAAAGTAGGGACTCTCTCCATTCCCCTATCATAGTAACTTTGCATCCAAGCTCTTGAAGACAATTCTCTTAATTGCCTATGTCCTTCAAGATCTTTTGCAATAAGCAAAAAATGATAATATTTTTGATTTTTGTCTCTTGTTTGAGTTAAATAAATCTCATTTCCAATTCCAAATTTAAGATTGGGATACTTCTCTCTCATTTCACAAATTTTGATTGAATTTGAGAGACATTCATGTTCTGTGAAACAAACACCTTTTAATCCTAATTCTTCTGCTCTTTTGGCTAACCCATCTAGCGTACAGATCGCGTCAAGTAGCCGTAAATTCGACATATCTGTATGGTTATGACAATCAATAAATCTATTTAACATTATTACCTCTCAATCGTAATAATTATTTTCTCTCATTTACTATATAAATATTATATCATTTATTTCTATGAATGTCAAATTTTCACAGTTGACCAGTAATAGCCTTTATATATCTCGCCACTTTTTAGAGCTTTATCGAGTCCGATATGTCCCTTTATTCCAAGAAATTCCAGAACAGCAGTTTTTGCGGCAAATTCTCTAATAAAGCAATGGTTTGTATCATACATAAAGATATGCTTTCCATTTAAAGCGTTGTTTCCTTTCTTCCCATACATGCCATTCTTTTGACCAGAAGTCTTCCCTATGCTGTGTTCGGACATTTTCTTTTTAGATTCTTCAGTATGATGTTTCCCATACATTCCATTCTTCTTTCCGGAAACCGCTTGGGACATTTTAGCTCGATATTCTGGAGTTTGCATATATGATGTATCTCTGTTTTGACGAATTTTTTCTTTAGTTTCTTCAGATAATTTAACACCATATCGAGGATTTAATTCGCCCTTTGTTCTGGCGGATACAGCTTTCCTAAAGGCTTCTTGCTCTTCAATAGGCATAGCATGAAAAAGGTCTCCTCCATCACCGCCGGCCGCAATGTTATAAAAGTTTGGATCTTCTTGGGCATTGAAAGCCGCGATAAACTCTTGCTCTTTTTGATTATTTTCTTTTTCGTTTTTGGAGATGTACAAGATCTCTTTTGAAAGATACTCTTTGCCGTATTTAGCAATTATTCTTTCAATAATTTTACCACTTCCATAGTAATCATCATCTAGTTCACCATAATGCTTACCTATGTATTTTTTATTATGCAAATGGTCAGTAGTCAAATAAATGTAATATTGTTTCATAATATTTTTCTCCTTTTGATATTATTAGAAATTAAAATATTGATATTGACCGAATTTGACCTTGATATTAACTATAACAAAAAAAAGAGGATTTGTCAATCCTCATTTTTTATTTGTAATTTTCCTTAATGGGATAATTTAATTCTTTACATTTTATACCATGTGAACAAAAATAATTCTGCAAAGCAATTCTTTCACTACAAAGATTATTAGGTGCCTCATATACAATTAAAACAATAGTATCTTTATTAAATTTATTTAAACAAAATTCAAATGCTTTTATCATTTTATCAAAATCAACAGTTTCAAGTAATTGCCTATATTCCTGCATTGTAGGACAATTACCCATTAATATTTCTTTTTCTTTACAAGGACAATAATGCGTTCCTTGGGATTGGACAATAAGAGGTTCATAGCGAAGCCCGCATATTATCCCTCTTTTATCTATATAATATTCTTTTCCTATTGGTGGATGGTACCAGTCTGGATCGCGGAGGCAGGTTGAAACAGGTATGAGATTAGGGGTAAAGTTCCTAATCTGATAAAAATAGCTAGTTTTTATTTTTATCATTATATTCATTTATCGCTTTCTTTAAAACT